CCTTGATCAACCAAGATCACCCGAAGGTAACCATGGAGGATATTTGCATGACACCAAGCAATTAAGCAAGGAGTCGTAGTGCCTTAGGCCCAATGGCTTGAGGACCCAAGCTGTTCACGATAGCGCCCACGTCCCAAAATCGGGATGAGGGTATCGCGTTTACGCAGCCTCTTTCCGGTCAGCTTCGATCGGTAATTGGCTGGTTGTCTCTCACTTACTTCTTCGTAGAACGTGTCTTCACAAACACGAAGACTGCGAAGGTAAGCAATAGCGCCCACGGATCCGTTACGATGTTCTGTACAGTGTCCAGTATCAGCTGAAAGCTGCTGAAGGGCGTTCCAGAGGTAAGGTTCGTGTCGATCTTCAGTTCTCCTATCTGCAATGAATCGCAGGTATTTGAACTTAATAAGGCCATTTTGCCTTCCTTTTGGTTCCCTGCAATCCATCAAAAACTCATGATGGGTGTAAGGATGTAGAGACTTCACACCAGCAGTGTCAGGGAAGTCATTAGGCACAATATAGGGTTTAATGCCTATAGAGTGCATGTGCGACCCTAGCAAGCGAAGTGTGACAGGTATTTCCTCATCCAACCATCTTCGGCGCAAGCCGTTGATAGCTGTGTAAAGGAACGCCTCGTATTTCCTACGCGATAAAAAATTGCTATCGACCTCTCCGAGTTGGAAAGGTCTAACGTCCACCCCGTGGAAGAAATCTGATCCACAGGATTCTCTGAAGCCTCCCTCTGAGTATGTTTTATCAGCGTTTATAATGAGACCGAATTTAGGAAACAAAACGGTCACAAACGGATGAAGACGGTGGTCATACACCAAATCGTCCCCATACGCGCTAACTCTAAGATTCTTTTTAAAGAATTCTAGAGATATACCTTTGAGAAGGCCCAGAAACACTAACGTTTGCAGCGGGAACGTAAACCCTATCCCCATAGTCGAGAAAGTCTTTGTCTCGATTTCTGGAAAATAAGGACTCCGTATCCTTCCGATCCGTCCACGACTAAGGGCTCGCGCCCAACGTCCTGGTAGGAGACGGTCAATCAACTCACACGTGAGATTATCACTTGCGAGCGATTGATCGGCAGTAACAAGAGTTCTTCTTGCACTGCCGATTTTGGCTAGGTCACCATGCTCCTTTTGAAGGGAGCTGATGTCATAGCCCGCTGAGGCCAACCGCGCGGTTATTAGCTTACCCAAACCATTGGAATAAAGACTACCAATGGTAGTGTTTGCCATTATCATGCGGCGGCTTTTAAACGTCTTTGGGACTAGAACAGCCTCGAGGGACTCAACCTCACGGAAGGCGACGTTAAGATCGCCACCAACCTGCGCCCGGATGTACTCTACCGGATGCCGATTCCAAGACAGGTATTCATCTCGAAACCATGAGATATGATCCTTTGAACCCGTAAGAGGTACTGACCAGCGTTCGCTTAAACTTGCGTCCGCCATAGGTATTCCTACGGTTGACTTCCGAGCAAAACGACAAAGCCCAAGAAACTCCTCATTGTCGAAGTCCTTTAGGACTCCTTCAATCCAACCTTTTGCATACATGATGACGCTCTTTGTTACAATAGAGCTATCATCAATAGCGAAGGAAGAGAGACGACGCTGATTGTCCAAGAATTTCTCTACGGACATTGACGTAATCTCTGCAGGAGAATACACATCCTTTTCGAATGTGTATTTTTTGAACAGATTATGGAGTTGAGCTTTTCCCTTAAAGGGGTACGGCTTGTCCTCATAATCAGGCCTTGGCGTCTTTTCTCGCCACTCCCCGACTTTATTCCGTCCCGTAGAACTTTGCAGGGATAGGTACAGGTCGGGGGGCAGCGAAGATCGGAAGTCTTCGAGTAGTCCTGACTGTAGCATTTCTGCCACGATGTCAGTTGGAAACAGCTTTTTTGCTGATTTCGAGCGATCCATTTGCTTCCTTTCAAGTTTTTGTAAGGAGCCGAACTGCTAACCTCTGGGAATGCCGGACCTTGATTGTTAAGTCAAGGAACCAGCGGCCCAGAAGTTGGTCGTATCGGTGTCGAACAGCATCTGTGCGAGGATCGTGTTAAGATCCAGGACAGCCGCTGCAGACATCTCGGGGTGTACTTCGCGTTCAACACGAATCACGTTGTTCACGACTTTACCCGTCGCGAGGATCAAGGGCACGTTGTAACTGATGCTCTTGGAATCGCGAGTATACGTCCCATCAACCAGGATCCGAGGAGCCCTGTACTTCGCAGTACAGGACTGACGAACCCGGTAGTCGGCCGTTGCCGGCACGACAAGATGAACGCCGTTCGTTATGGTAGTGCCGTCATCAGCGAATACCAAAGCTGCACCTCCAGCGGCACTATTCGTGCCACCAGTCAGCAGGGACATGTTTTTCAAGCCCATGAAGATTCCTTCATCAAAACTCGATCATCGTTTCAGGCTACCCAATTGCTGGGCAGCTAGAGCGATTGCGTCGAGTGTACGTTGAAACCCGAACGTGACATTTCTCACTGTCGGGGTGGAGGGATTCGTCAAGTTTGTTTCACGAGTGGCATTCACGTCATATTCGACGTAAGTACCACCCCGTTGTACATATTCTGTTGCGGGAGGCGTGTTCACGAAGATAGTAGCCTTAATGATCTCATTTGTAGAGATCGTAGACCACTTCGTTGTGCGCCACGTTCCCAAAACACGTACACCGGGACGCGGGAAACTGGCATTTAACCAGTCGCCTACGTTAATGAACCAATCGACGACGAAAGAGAAGGGTACAGCTTCCCATGCAGATGCAGGAAGATCACGCAGGTGTAAACCCGCGACGCTCTGAGCCTGCGAAACACGGGAGGGATCGTTTACTTCATAAATAATCCCCGACGCAACTTTTACGTTGAATCGATGCTTGTACTCCCGGGTGCATGATGTTAATCCACCCGGAACGGCCGTAGATTGCCCTGAATACGAATACTCAAGGTTCTCCGCCGCCCTTGCTGTCAACCTAGTTGGTTTCCAATCATCTTTGAAGCGCTTGTAAGCCTTCATGGCATCTTGGATTTCAAATACGAGTGGAGTCCACCCGTACCTAAATTCCAGCCATAAAGACTGTTGAGCGCGACGAAGGCGATCGGCATACGCGAGAGGCTTTTCGTGCTTCCCGCGTTTCCAACTCCGAATCGTGGTCCACTGCTTTTTGTATTTAAAGGCTAGGGCCATAAAACGGAAAAAGGACGAGCCTATCATGTCTACCGTCTTGCCAAATTCGGCAACCGTAACAATCGATTGCCAGTCAGCACTGTACACCTTTGCGTAAGCTCGGGTGATAGTGATGTCTTTAGCAGTCTGTACATCTCCGGTAAACCAAGCGGGCCTAACTGGGGGAATACTCCAGATGCACGCCATATTGCCGATAAACTCCCTACTACCCCACACTGAGTGCGGCCCAAATTTTAGAGCCGTGTCCAGTGATCGACGTATATCAGTTTCGAAGTACGCCGGGTTCATGACGATTTCTCCGTTAGCAATCCGTTTTTTGTAATTGCGGACGGAGATATCTGAAACCGTATGCATACTGCCAGACGCCTTTGAAGTCGATGTCACCACAACTGAAGAAGAAACGGAACCATTCGGGTTCCGGTCTATCTTAGTATAGGCGGCATTAACCCGGGTGTCCGTAGTACGCGTACGGAAAGTCATGTGTAGGTCCTTGGTTGACATCCGTAGGCCGGTTGGCCCACGGAAGAGCAGGATTTAACCCCTGCTCTAAACCGTCCGATCTGTATCACCAGGCTGAAATGCGTGCCGATATCCCAACCACGAGATGTCGACACGCGCAGCTTTAGCACACAATTTACGGTGTGCCAACATGGAAGAAATCATGTCGGTGAGATACGAAATGTTATATTCGAGTGCGATATTTGACACTCGAAACATTTCGCGATCCGTGAAGTAAAGAGGACTCTTTCGAGACCCTCCCAAATCCACGAACACATTGCGGAGAATCGTGCATTCTTGAATCAGAATGCACTTTTCAACGGTAATGTGTTTCACTTTCATGATTAACTCCTTGTTGAGGTGATATGGAC